CAACTGTAACTTCTACGTTATTACTAGTCTGTGTATCTAAAATACGAAACACTTCTTCCTGACGTTTCCATTTGCTTGGATAACGTATATAATCATTCATTTCGTGTATGCTATCTACCGAGTAGTGAAAACGCACCAGCTTGAATTCTTTCCATAGATCAAATAAATCATCTCTCCATTCAACTCCGTTTGAGTTGTAACGTAGTTCAAGGTCTTTTGCATAACCCATTTTAATTGCATGTTCAAGTATTTCATAGTGTTCCTCGATAATAAGACTTTCGCCGCCTGCAAAATATATCTGTTGCATACTTGGCATTTGCTCGTAAAACTGATCCCAAAACACATCATTTTGTTTGTGCCAGTTATAACTACTGCCGTTGGTGCTACCTTTGTCTTGCCATTGCATTGTTTCTTTTAGAGATTCATTTTCAACAGCAGGAAAAATCTTTTTGTAGTCTTTTATCCAACCACTACTATCATGCGGACTACACATTACACATGCCAACTGACATTTTGTTCCAAAACGCAAATCAATATATGCTAGTTGTGGAGGCACTTCGCCGTCTTCGGTTGTGTTTGCTATCAAGTCATCTACATTAGTGCGTTGACTCCAATATGCAGTTTCCCACATACGTTTACTATTATGTCCTGCTTCTTCTTCTCTATAACACTTTAAACAACTAGGAGGCTTTTCGCCATTCATCATTTGCTTACGAACATTTTTCATGTACTGACTATTCCAAGCAGTTTGAAAATCTGTTACATTTAAGTTGTTTGGCTTGCCATCATCTGTTTTAAGAATACCAACTTGTCCGCCATGTTCTTTGTCGTTGGTTGCGCCTACACTGCTGGCATTTGCAGTACAGCAAACTCGCATACTGCCGTCTGGTCTTGTGCTTAGATGTACCCACGGTAAGATACAAAATGTTTCTGATACTTTACTCATAACGTATTTATTCCATTAACTACGCACTTAATTATTTTTTGTTTGATTCAAAAAATTCTGTGCTATTTTTTCAACTTTAATATACTTGTCTCTTGTTAAACCCGGATTTCCATAAGGCATTGCAAAATCTCCAAATACATGTACAGTTGCCGGTATTCTACTTATTAAGTAGTCTTGCGCTCTGACTCTGTCGATTAGTCCGTGAAACATAGAAGTAGGTTTGTAGTGATATACATTACTTAGCCACAATATTTTGTTTCCATCTATATCTAAAAAATCGTGTATTTTATCTGCTTGGTCTGTTTGTTGTCTTACTAGTAAGTAATTTACTCTTTCAAATTTTACTTTTACTTTACTTCTAAATTCATTCCACCAACTGCACCATTGTTCAAGGCTACCCCAATGCTGAATAAAGTCTTTTTCAAAGTCTCCAAAGTTTTCTGCAACAAAATTTCCATTATAAATTCTTGTATCTATACTACGAATAAACTTTTCATAATCTTTACCATCCCATGTATCGTACAGTTGTTTCATAACATATAAACTAAATTTGTCATAGTCTGCAAACATAAGTTCAAAGTTATCAGCATATCCTATTTCGTGAATAGTTTTTAAATGATTGAGTCCTGCTGCTACTGTTACCATACGTGTTAAAGGCTGTTCATTTGTACATTTTTTTACAAATCTTGGATCAGTGTTATTTGAGTCGGTGTTATAAACATAAAATTTACTTATATGTTGCTTGCTTGTAAGCTGAGCTAACTTGTCACCTGCATCATCAGTGTCTGGATACAAATAAAATTTACTCTTACGTACATAGTCATCAAAACTTCTTATTGTATATCCGTTAGATAAAATGTCATCTATAATCTTATAACCGGGTTTTACATTTATATACTCGTCTTTAAATACACTAGGCGCTATCCAATAAGGTGTGTATTCATCGTGATGGTTTTCTTCACTACGGGTTGGCTGAGTAAGTGTTACTGTCTCTGAGTGTGAACTAAAATTACAATCGCTAATTTTGCTTAACTTTTTCATATTTAGATAGAATATTTGATCATGTAACTCTATATAACGCTGTTGCCTATCTAGAACATGCCCGACTAATATATCATCATCGACTAAAAAACTATCTAATGTTTCTAAGAATCTGCCGTCAACTTCTAAATCATTGCCTTTTGCAATACAAACAAGATGTTCTACATTATTATTTTTTGCATAATCTATTGCACTTTGATGAGAAGTAAATTGTTTTATGTTAGTTAGCCCTATTTGTGCGCCTAATTCTATCCACCAAAAGTCTGTAAGATTTTCGCTAACGCCTTTTACAATATCGTTATCTATTAATAAATGGTTATTAATCCATGCTACAAAAAATTTTCTCATACCTTTGTTACCCTTTTCTTTGTGCATACATCTGCACACCTTTTAATTTTACCACACTTGCCTTCGCCGATGTCGTTATCAAAACTTTCAATCAAATCATTTTGAAAAAATTGATGTTGTACAATATCATCTATGCTATTATGTAGTAAACTGTTAAATGTATCACCGTAATTTTTATTAATTCTAGATGTTAGATGATCATACATATTATGACGCATAAAATATCCATTATGCAAAAAACAGCAAGGCCAAATTTTACTATCATAACTTAGAAAATACATTTCACGTTCTAAACTATGACAGCTGATTGGCAACTTTTCTTTTTCGCTGTAGTCTTTAGGAGGCAGATCTATATTAGGAACTGGCCTGTTTGCTATTTTCTTTTTTACAATGCTAAGTTGTGTTTCTGTTTCGGTAATGTGAGATAAATCGTGGCGCTTATGAAAACTTTTAAAACCCATTTTATATGCAAGTTCTTCTGCTTCGTCAACTTGATGTTCGTTCCACGGAAATATCAAGTATTGCCAAATAATCCTTGCACCAGTGTCTATAGCAGCTTGAGCATTTTCTATAATTTTGTTAAAATCAGTTTTTTGTCTGTAAATATGATTTGTACTAGAAAGTCCATCGATGCTAAAATGTAAACTATGATTTTCAAATTTCAACAATTCTTCTCCTACTTTTGTAAAGTATTCAGGAGAACGCAAACTTCCATTTGTGTGTATACTAGGTACTATTTTATTGTTAATGCTACTAGCTATAGATAGAAACTCTGTAAATTGAGGGTGCATCAACGGATCGTCAACTGTACCACAAAATTCTAAATCTGTTAGTGTACTCATTGTATCTGATTCAAGTAACTTTTTGTAGACTTCTAGTTGTACTATTTTCTTTTTTGGAATAATTTTTTTAGGTTCATTGTAATTAAATTGCTCTGTTCGATGACAACCTAAGCACAATGCATTACACATGCTTGAAAGTTCTAATTGTAGTATCTTGGCTTTGCCAAAATTCATTTAAATTGCTCCGCAAATGGATCAAATTCAGTACCACATTTTTGCGCACATACACCTAGTTTACCATCTTTTACACTAGATAAATTCCAGCTGTTTTGTATATCAGACAATAGTGTTCCATTCATTACATCTTGTAAATCGTTGTCAATAACGTCGATGCCTTCTTTACCTCCAGCACGATCAATAAAATCCCAAACCTGTTCTACTCTTGGATCAGGATGCCACCATTTATACATACGCCCGGCTGTCCAACAACACGGCATCATTAGTCCTTCGGCAGTAATAAAGATATTACCTTCTGCTGCAACTTTACATTTAATTTTACAAGTATCATAGTAATCGGCCATGCTGCCGTATTCTTTTGTTAATTGCTTTTCTTTTAGCAATGCAAGATTTACATTTTCTATTTTTTTAGGCTTTGCTAAGTTTTGCGTATCTTCGCCTTTGCGATTTTTTGCTTGATGCGTTTCTTTACCTGTGAGTTTTGCAGTACTAAAGAATCTTCCGGTTTTTTTCTTAATAAATTTTTCGCAGCCCCATTTGTTAGCAAGTGCTTCTGCTTCGTCTACTTGATGTTCGTTATGCTGGAATATAATATAATCCCAACGAGCTCTGCCGCCGGCATTTATAAATGCTCGCATATTACGTTCTACATTATCCCAGACAACATTCTGCCTGTATAAATGATTAGTGTCACTAAGACCATCCACGCTAAAAATAACAGCACCCATTCTACCAAAGACTTGGGCAAGTTCACTCCACCACGCTTCATCTTTTGCTCCTGCGTTTGTATTCATTGAGAGCCACATATTAGGATTGTGTTCTCTAAAGTAACGAAAAACTTCTAATGTGTCTTTAGCAACAATAGGATCGCCTAAGTTACCGCACATGAACATTGTTTTTAACTGTGCAATAAATTCGGGTTTAAAGATACGTTTGCAATCTTCTAAACTTAATTCTGCATTTGTAATATGAGGATTGTCTGCTCCGCCATTCATGTTTCTATCACACATAGGACATGCTGCTTGACATTTTTGTGTAATCTCTAAATGAACTGTTCTAACATCACTATAACTATACATTCCTAGTCCCAATACATTTTATTATTCTTTTGATAGAAGTATTCTTTTTCTAATTGTAACATATCATTATAGGTAAGTCTATGATGAAATGTACCGTATCCTATACTTATACTAAAACGCACATACGGATCTAACTTACGCTCAGGTCTAGGTCCGTGTTTTTTATATTCAATAACTGCATAACCGCCTTCAAATTCAAACTCTATGCCAGTTTGCCAATTATCAATTATTTTTTCAAAGTCAGATATTGTAAATCTATAACCATTTACTAAAGTTTCATTTATCTTTACACTAACATCTACTCGATTTTGATCTTTGAATAAATAAATTTTTAAAGGTTGTGTAAATTTCATTCTATCACCAACTTTACCTTTTTGCCTGGGCCAGTTTGACTTGGCAAATCACCGTATTCCTCAATATACCATTTGATTACAGCTTTATACCATTGTTGACTATTATGGTGTGCTTGTTTATTAAATTGCCAAATATTATTATTTGTAGCCTGCATTGTACTCAGAGCTCTTGCACTTTCTTTTTGTAACTGTCTTAAACTTAATATTTCTAAATCTATCATGGACGTCCTATAACCATAAATCTTTTATATCCATATAATTCTTGTTCACCAGCGTATTCAAGTCGCTCCATTGGAAACTTTTTACACATATGATCTATACTATGTACGCAATTTACATGTTCTTCAACATCAAACAAGTTATTACTTTGAATAACAAACAATGGATCGCTTTCCATTGGTCTATGCACAAATTTTTGATACCACGTACTAGGCATGTGTTCGGCACTTGTATTAAACACTAAACTTGGTTGTGTTTTTTCAAATATTTCTTTGTCAGTTGTATAATTTTTAACATTATAAGTACACCCTGTTCTGCTGATCCATTCCATGTTTTTATCTAAATCGCTGCTACTTGCCATTGGTAGTTTCATTTCAACAGATTTTACTTTATAACCTTCAATACGCTGTGCATTAAAAATCTTATCACTAATGTAACATGCTTCAGAATCAACATCAAACACTCTCATTTTATTATATTCTATAACTTGCTCAAGGAACAAACGTATCTGTCCGTACCATCCTCCGAGTACATACACAGTATCAAATTCTTTTTGTATTTTTGCAAGTTCTTCCATTGCCCATATTTTACTATTTACTTGCCCTCTACTAAATGCATCTTGTAGGAAAATAGGATTATAATTATTTCTATAATACTTGTCAAATATATCAAAAATATCGTTAGTTGTTTGTTTCTTTAAAAAATGTAAAAATTCTGCAATGTTAAGATCCAATGACAAATTTATCATATTGTCCTTTGAATACATCATTGATAAGAAAAAATCAACAAGCATTTTTGATTCTTTATCATTGACAAAATCAAAATATTCTTGTAGGCCATGCAACCAACTTATATTATCTACTGCAATTTCATTATTTACATTCATTACCAAATCTCTCCTCTAACCAATCAAAGTCATTAATCTTTTTTAATTCTTCACTGTTGTGTTTACTACGAGCACCAAATACTGCTCCTGACTTTGCACCTTGGAATGCATAATCAGCAAAGTCTCCTGTACCTTTTGTACACCAAGTAACAAGACGTTGTTGTGTTTCGTTATCTTTTTGTCTGTCTATTACACGACTACTTAGCTTTGCACATTCTCTAAATGCACTTTTCCATGTATTAAAAGGATCAGTGTTAAATCCAGTAATGTTGCTTACTTTCATCATTGCTACAAATTTGTTACTGATACTTGTGGTCATATCAGGCTTACTTGTGTCCATATTAATTGTTTCTTCTCTTGGAAACAACTTTACTCCGCCGTATCCATATTCAAGACCGTTTACCGGGTTAATACTGCGCCAAACGTGTACTGCTTTACTATTCCACCATTCAGGTACATAGTCAAAATTAAAGTTATCAACTATTTCAGCATCACCGTCAACTATCCAGACTCTGTCAGATGTACAAAGTTTTGCAGCTTCAATGTGTGCCTGGTGTATTCCTTTTACTCCATGTACCCGTTTAGCTCGTGGAAATCTTTCTAACAAATTTTGATAATTTTCATCTGCGTTTGGCTCTTGATAGCTGATGAAAACTATATCACTTGTTTCACTTATTGGTGTGCTTGCAGAAATATCTGTAAACTTTTTGTTAATATAAAATCTAGCAGCAAGCTCTCCTGGCCCGTGATGGCTTCCTTTTGGCATAAGTGCAACACCGTCGTAATTTTTACCATTTAAAAATACGTGTGTATACTCTATATCAGCCGGCTTAGATGTGTATGTAAAATCCCAATCATTATTGAGTTCTACTTCCGGATATACAATCCATAACATCTTTGTATTCGATTGTGCCTTTGCTGAAACAACGGATTCTGCCGTTTTAGCAATTATAAATTTTTGTTTTAACTTTAGGTACTGAGGATGATCATTTGATCCAATAAAATATATATCATACATAAACTAATTATTACACAGATCCGTGTTCCTGTCAACTATTTAATGATAAATATTTTTTACATAATGATAAGCCTAGGATAATATTTAGGATTACATTCCAAGATCAAGTAGCAACTTTTGATAAAGTTAAGGAAATTATATGTCAGAAATAATCATATTTAATGATTGTAACGGACCATTAGGATTTGGAAGATACGCAGGACCATATAGATTAGCAACAGACTTGAGAGACAACGGGTTTACTGTTCAAGTTGTTGAATTTTATGGTGACATGGAAGTTGAAGAAGTCGAACAGGTAATAGAATCATGTGTTACAGACGAAACTCTTTGGGTAGGGTTTGCAACAACGTTGTACGGTAAGCATCTTTCTTTCAAAGAACAACTAAAAGTATGGCTTACTCCTCCTATGGGCGCACTTTCGCAACTAGGTGAAATTTGGCATACGCTCTGGCCTCATACAGAAGAACAGACGCAAGGGTTTTTTAAAAAAATTAAAGAAACAAATCCCAAAACTAAAATTGTTGTTGGCGGCTATAAAGCATTATTAGAAAGTACTGAGAATGTAGACTATTGGATATTAGGACAAGGTGATGCATCTTCCATTGCATTATCAAAGCACTTAAAATTTGGCGACAAACTTAAAGTTATCGAAATGGAAAACAGCAACGTAATTACAGATAAGATGTACGACTTTGCAGGATTTAATGATAGTAAAATTGTATGGCACAAATCAGATCATATTTTTCCAAATGAAGAATTACCAATTGAAACTGCTAGGGGATGTATTTTTAAATGTGCGTTCTGTGCTTTTAATCTAAATGGAAAGAAGTTTGGAGATTATACTAAAAACGGTGATACATTAAGAGACGAACTTATGTATAACTATGAACATTTCGGCACGACCGGTTATATGGTTAGTGACGATACAATGAACGACAGTTTAACAAAAATAAAATATTTGCACGAAGTAATTACCAGTTTACCTTTCAAAATTAATATTAGCGGATTCTTACGTTTAGATGTTATTGCTGCCCAGCGTGAAATGATTCCTCTTTTGCACGAAATGGGACTAGTCACTGCCAACTTTGGTATTGAAACATTTAATCAGGAAGCTGGAAAAGCTATAGGCAAGGGTGCAGATCCTCAAATGTTAAAAGAGTTTCTCTATGAATTAAAAGACGCATGGAAGGACGATGTTTACACAGGGGCCAATTTTATTATTGGATTACCAAAAGAAAGTAAAGAAAGTGTTTTAGATACAATGGAGTGGCTACATAGGCCCGATGTACCGTTACATGTTATTGCATATAATAGATTATATATTAAACAATTTAATAGAGGGATAAACCCATTACACATAAGCGATTATGATATGTTTAAATATGGATTTAAAAAATCAGTAGACGGGTGGCAATATAATGCTACTAGTAAAATTGAAGACGACTCTCAAAAATACGACATCCAGCATAACGAAAACGACATGAATTGGTTTGAATGGACATCTCCATATATGACAGCACAAGAAGCAGACCAACTTGTAGAACAATTCTATTATGATCCACGAAATGCACACAAAAAATTTACACTTGCTGGATTTGTACAGTATAATAGAATTAAAAATTTAGGGTATAACAAAGAAGAAACATATAGAGCACAAACAAATGACCCTAAATTTATAGTAGATGCTATAAACCAACGCAGAGATATGAAAGAACAATATCTACAAAAACTTCTGATAAATAAGTGTAGGAGACAAACATGAGTATAATACCTGGTGACACAGTAAGATTAACAATTACAGGCAGCGATAGCTCTGTTCTAGTAGATAGCTGGAGTAGTTCAATTAGAGGTCCTGTAGTAGGCAGTGACAATTCAACATTAGTCGATACTGCAAACAACGTACTATTAGGAAAACTCGACGGAGTATTGGCTGGGAATGTTACAGCTAGTAACGGCGCTGTTGTTTTAAATCCAGGTAGCACAGGTGCTGATGCTGTGTTTATAGGAGATGTCACAGGCGACTTAGTTGGGGAAGTGTTTGGAGATGTCACAGGCAATTTACAAGGTGACGTAATTGACGATCAAGAAAATGTTATATTGGATGCCACTAATCGTACACTAACAATAGATACTGTTACTGTACAAAACATTGTTTTACAAAACGATCTCACTGTTACTGACTTAACTTCAGCTACAGCAACTATCGGGCAATTATATGGCACTCTGTTAGGCGATGTCTCTGGTCAACATTATGGAGAAGTGTTTGGCGATGTAACAGGTGACTTGACTGGTAATGTTACAGGTAATTTAATTGGCAATGTCGAAGGTGATGTTTTTGGAAACACAACCGGTGAGCATTTTGGCAATGTTGTCGGTGATGTTTTAGGTGACACAACTGGTACACACACCGGTAATGTCGAGGGCAATGTTGTTGGCGATTTAGAAGGTATGGTTAGAAATGAGTCCCATATAGGATTATCTATTTCAGACAATGGTATAATATCTATCGGCGGCAGTCCAAACATTACCACAATATCAACTGGTCCAGAACTTGCTGATACTACATTAGTTAATAACTTTAGAGAAAAGAACGATTTTATAGTTGTTCCTCATTCAACAAATTTAGCAGGACAACGTGCGCATTTTCATAGAGTAAGCAACGGAGAAAAAGCAAGTATAGCACCTGGCGAAATATTAGACTTTAAAGCAATATTAGCTCATAACGGAACCGATTATGCACAAGCAGGAGCATGGGGTTATATTGCAGATCCAGAATCAACAATATCAAGTACAGGCAGTATTAGAACACTATTTGGTGTAAGTGTAGCCGACGGAACAAATCCACCAGATATAATAGGACCAAAAAGATTAAGTGTAAACCACCAAGGTACAGTTGGCGGATATGCATTTCAAGCACACCCTATCAACAGTACACAACGTAATGATTTAGACGCCCAAGCAGGTATGATTATTTTCAACAATAGTACAAATAAATTCCAAGGATATAATGGCAGTATGTGGGTTGACATAAGCTAATCTTTATGCTATTATAATAGCATGAGTAAATTATATTTTGGAGTGTGTCCATACGGAACAGTATGCGATGTTTTTATTAATACATTAGCAGGTTGGAGTGACGAATGGGTACAACCATGCACACCCGATATAACCAATACAGGACATCTAATACACAACAATCATGAACAATATGTTTTAGATTTAACCAACAATAATCCAATGCAATTTAGAAATATCGATTGGACAGATCGCCTGTCTGATATTGAAGCAGTTCTTAGTAATGCTGGAGATAAAAAAGTATGGATTGGTAATTTTTCAAGCAAACAAGCAAGACTAATTAAAAAACATTTTGGTAGTGATGCGACTACTGTAGGAATTACATATACTCCTAACACACGTGATCTAGTATTAGAAAATGTAATTACATATTATTCTGGCTTATCTACCGAAACAGATAAAGAAAAATACAATGTAGGAATGAATGTAAGATATCAGATGAATAAAGACAAATGGGAAAAAATGGTTCCATACTCTTTTCAACTAGATACTGATTTTTCAATCGATCTTGCAGATTTTTTAAAGCCAGATAATTATATTGATGCGGTTGAACAGATTGACGGACTGCGAAATGAAAAACAATTAGAATATTATTTTACATGGTTGTTTAGAACCAAGGAGAGATTAAATGAAAATAAGTAAAATACCCGGATGTGGAAGTTTTGGCGTTTTTATCGATGATGTCGACTTTAATAATATGACTGACGAACAATGGACAGATATCGGTAAGATACATCTTAAAGAAATGGTTACAATAATACGTGGAGCAAAATTAGATAAAGACACGTATTATAAATGGATGAGAAAATGGGGTAAAGACCGCATGACATTTTGGGGATTGCTTTTCCAAAAGTATCCTTGGTGGAATGGTAAACTAGACAGCATTATGACACACCCAGATGTTAGCGAAGACGATAAAAATAGCATTTGGGGATTTTTCCGTGTAAGAGAAGGTGTTGGTCAAGAACAGGGCAATATTATCCGTGTTAGTGGCAAGAAAGACGAATACGGAAATCCATTAGGAATGTTCGCAGAAGGCGAGCTACTATGGCATAGTAATGAAAGTGGTAATATAGCATTTGCCCCCGGTGTAGCACTGCTCGGAATGGAAGGCACAACTAAAAGTGCTACTGGATTCTTAACAACTGTTGATTACTATCAAGATGTAAGCGAAAGTTTCCGTAGTGAACTTGACGAAATGGTCTTACTACATAACTTTACACCAGGCAAAATTAACCCAGGTTTAAACAGTAATCAAGATAATTTAATGTATAAAAATATGGCACCAGATCCTGATGCAGAGATTCCTATGGTAATACGCAGCCCGGGCGGACATAAAGGTTTGCATTATAGTTTCAATACAGTTACAGGCATCAAAGGCATGTCTGACGCAGAAGCTCTCAAAGTACTAGAAAAAATTAAATCAGAATTAGAAGTAGACAAATACATTTACGATCATTGGTATAAACAAGACGGCGATTTGTGTTTGTTTGATAACAGCATTACACAACATAGACGTTTAGGTAGCACTGATAATAGACTATGCTTAAGGTATCAATACGATTATACACATTTGCAGGACGAACCGTGGATGCCCTATTTGCAACAACCTTATATTAATAGCTACATTGATCGTATTAGCTTTGTAGTAAATGCAATGCAAAACAAAGAATTTAAATTACCAAACAAGGAAACTTATGAAGCACTGGCATCTTGAAACATATAACGGAACACAAGATTTAACAGAATTTTTTATTGAAGCAGAAAAAAAGCGTTACTACAATAATAGTAACGCCGATATGCTTTTATCATCTCTTGACAACGAAAAAGATTCAACTCTATTTTTGTTATATAATTACGAAAACATTGTCGGTTGTGTTGTAAGTCATAAACTAACAGGCTTAGAAATACTAGGAAAAAATGCTTATCGTATCGGTGCTAGAATTTGCATGTTAGGAAACCTTGTACAAGGTGAACGTAATCATGGCTCGTTGCGCAATTTAAGAGGTGCTCCTAGACCACACGATCATCCAAGTGCGCAGTTTTTAATACCTGCTTGTATTGAGCACTGTGGCAGAGACACACCGTTATATATAAGTACACACCCTAGTCCTATTGCAAAACAAAGGGCAGTTCATACACGCTGGGCTCCAGAATGGCGTAAACAGGGCTTTTTAGAAGATCCTATTGAATTAGAGTACAGAGGTACAATACAAAGTTTTTGGAAATTTAAAGTAGATAATTACTACAAAGAAATGCAAGACGAACGCTGGCCTGAGGCTGAAGAAATACTACCGGTTCTTACTTAACATTTCATCTGCTTGCTTCTTGCGTTTTTCATACTGATTTTGTTCAAACAAGTCTTCCCAATTATTGGGTAATTCAAAATCTGAAGCAAGATAATAATCCTCAAACTTTTGATAACTTTGATCTAATAAATTTACATAATCTTGATCAGTGTAACTGCCGTCCCATGGTGCGCCTAATGCTAGAGTAAATTTTGTATCTCCTGATGTGTTGTGCATCTCGTGAGGCCATTTACCGCTCATTACAAATGGCTTATCTATTGCAGTTGGCGTTACACTGGTATCTTTTCCTATAAAGTCCAAGTCATCTACATTACCTTGCATAACATATCTAAACTTGTGCTGCGATGTGTTAAACATTTCAGGACTACAATCAATATGTAATGGATTCTTATAATCATTAGGTGTAGTAATAATCATTATTCTACTACGTTGTTTTGTAATTTTGAATAGTACGTCTTCGCACCATTGTTTTAGTTTAGGCATTTCAAATGCCCAAGGCATCCATTGAAATTTATCTTTATCCGTTGGATTATACATAACTGGCACATGCCAACAATTTCTATATTCGTCTTGATATATTTTGCTAAAATCTAAACTGTTTAAATAATCCATATGATCTAATGGAGGATTTTCAATATCTAGAGGCAAGTATAGTAAGTCGTCAAATAATTGTTTATCCATTTGTATCTTTACACAAATCAAAAAAGTTACTCATTTCAGGAAATGCTTCTTTGAAGTTTGTATTCCTTCTTTTATCATGTTCGTTAAAGAAACGCCAGAAGTCAATTCGTCCTTGCATAACCTTGGCTGGATCATAGTTAGTACTATCCATATAATCTACTACCCGTCTAAAGCGTTCATATTCCATTGTAGTAAATGCATCTTTACGTTCGTCATCTAAGTTGTCTTTGATAAACTGTAAATGACTGT